ACGGCAGCGGCCCCCCGCTGTATGCTGACGAGGCTGCTCTTGCCCGCAAGCTGCGTGTGAAGAACATTGTGACCATCCCCGAGATGGAGGGCCGCAAGGGTGCCAAGGGCGGTGACCTGGTCTGCCTGATCGTGAACCTGGCCGACTACACCGTGGGCGCAGACAAGGGCGGCGCTGTTTCCATGTTCGACGACTTCGACATCGACTTCAACGCCCAGAAGTACCTGATCGAGACCCGCTGCTCCGGTGCTCTGACCACCCCGTTCAGCGCCATGGCTGTTGAGTGGGCTGCTTAAAGAGAAAGGATATGAATATGCTGAACACCATCTACGAGACCGGTTATGACCTGCATGTGGCAAACTACGTTGCCTACCTGCACACTGACAAGAAGCTGTACGAGGACGAGGCCCACAAGGTTCAGGCCAAGAAGGCTGACGTGGAGAAGGCCTTTAAGCTGGGCCGTCTGATCGTGATGGCTGCTGACAAGACCTACCTGCCTGTGGCCCTGATGGCTGCCGGTGTGGTTGTGACCGACGGCACCACCCCCACCACCTGTACCATGGCTGCGGACGAGGCCTGATTTTTTCAGATTTCAAGGTTAGTCACAACAAATCAAAATGGAGTGAGAAGAGATGAGATACTGCGGGAAGCTGGGATTTGCAGATGAGGTGGAGGAGACCGCCCCCAGCGTATTTACCGAGAAGATGACGGAACGCACCTATTACGGGGATGTGCTGGAGTTTGGACGGCAGATGCAGGTGGGGGACAAGGTGAACCCCGACATCACGGTTGGAAACCAGTTGAGCATTCTGGCTGACCCGTTTGCGAACGACCATCTCTACGATCTCCGGTATGCGGTGTTTATGGGACAGAAATGGCAGGTGACCGGCGTGAAGGTACAATACCCGCGCCTGATCCTGACCTTGGGAGGGCTCTGGAATGGAAGCACGGCTGAAGGTTGACACGCTCCTGCGCGAAGTGCTGAAGGAGAACGGAAAGTCGATCCACCTCTATTTTCAGCCGAAAGCGGGATTCCAGCTCCAGTATCCCTGCATCGTGTACAGCGAAACCAGGATCCGGAACAACCATGCAAACAACAGGGTGTACATCCAACATCCGTTCTACACGGTGACCGTGATGGACAAAGACCCTGACAGCAAGATCAAAGCGGCCGTAAGTGTGTTGCCGAAATGCACCTACGACCGCTCTTTTGTTTCGGACGGATTATACCACACCGTTTTTACGATCTACATCTAAGGAGGAACTATATGTCCAGACTGATTTGGGACGCTGTCGGCGAAAAGTTTTACGAGATGGGCACCAAGCTGGGTGTCCTGTATCCCATGAACAACACCGGCACTTACGACAAGGGCGTGGCCTGGAATGGCCTGACCGCCGTGACCGAGAGCCCCTCCGGCGCTGAGGAGACCAAGCTCTACGCTGACGACATCAAGTATGCTTCTCTGCGCTCTGCCGAGGAGTACGGCTACACCATCGAAGCCTACACCTACCCCACCGAGTGGGAGCCCTGCGACGGTTCCGCACAGGTCGCAACGGGTGTTTCCATCGGCCAGCAGAAGCGCCAGGGCTTTGGTTTCAGCTGGGTGACCACCGTGGGCAACGACGTTGACGACGAGGTGGGCCAGAAGATCCACATTGCGTGGAACAGCACCGCTTCCCCCAGCGAGAAGAGCTATGCCACCATCAACGATAACCCCGATGCTATCACCTTCAGCTGGGAGTGCACCACCTCCCCCGTGAGCGTGACCGGCCACCGCCCCACCAGCCACATGGAGATCGACTGCGCCAAGCTGAAGCCTGCCACCGTGAAGGCCATTCAGGACAAGCTCTGGGGCACCGAGACTGCCGAGGCGACCCTGCCTTCCCCCGACGAGCTGATCAAGCTGATCACCGACAGCGAGGGCCAGGTGTAAGAAGCCAGGCATCAATGAACACGATAAAGGAGAAGAAAAATGCTGAAAAAGACGATGACCACCGTGGACTTTGGCGGTACTGAGCGGACGGAAGACTACTACTTCAATCTGACCCGTGCCGAGATCATGGAGATGGAGCTGACCACCGAGGGCGGCCTTGTGCAGATGATCAACCGCATCACTGCCGCCCAGAGCCAGCTGGAGCTTGCAAAGCTCTTCAAGCAGATCATCTGCAAGAGCTACGGTGTGCTGAGCCCGGACGGCCGGAAGTTCATCAAGAACGATGCGGTGCTGGCGGACTTTATGTCCACCCAGGCCTACAGCGACCTGTACTACAAGCTGGCCTCCAACGGCGAGGCCGCGGCCGCATTCTTTGAGGGCATCCTGCCGGAGGACATGAAGGAGGAGACCAAGAAGGCCGCCCCTGTGAACGCACAGCCCGGCCTGAAGGTGGCAACCGCAAGCGCCGTGGAGGCTCTCCCGACTGAAACGAAGGGCTGAGGCCTGCTTAGAAGAACATTCAAAATGGAGCGTGCTCTGAGAAGGGCACCTCAATGAACACATACCAGGGAGAGAAAGCAAATGATGACGCTTACGATACCGGGACAACAGCGGTGGAATGAAAAGACAGAGGAATTTGTCTACACGCCTGCCGTGGTCCTGAAGCTGGAACATTCACTGCTCTCCCTGGCTCATTGGGAAAGCAACTGGAACATCCCGTTCCTGAGCAATCTGGACAAGCTGACCGTGGAGCAGTGGCTGGACTACATCCGCTGCATGACGGTGACCAAGGGGGTAGACCCCGAAGTGTACGCCAGACTGACCCGGGAACAGTACCGTTCCATTAACGAATATATGGAAGCTCCCATGACCGCAACATGGTTCAGCGGGGAGCCGAGACCCAACGAACGAAAGACCGCAGGAAAGCCCCGGCCAAAACGACCGCCCCGGAAAAGCGGGACCGAGACCACGGCTGAGGTGCTGTACTGCCAGATGTTCAGCTTTGGCATTCCGAAAGAGTGCGAGAAGTGGCATTTGAACCGATTGTTGACCCTGATCCGGGTATGCCAGGAGAGCCAAGCACCGGCGAAGAAGATGAGCAAGGGTGACCGGATGGCCCAGCAGCGGATGCTGAACGAGCAGAGAAAGGCCCGGCTGAAGACGAGAGGGTAAGATGCCAAAAGTAATTGTCTTTCGCCAGAAGGGCGACTGGAAGAAGAGCCGGAAATTTTTGAAGCGATGCTCGAACCTGAACCTGGATGAGCTGCTGGACCGATACGGACAGGAGGGTGTGGAGGCCCTTGCGAAGGCGACCCCGAAGGACACGGGAAAGACGGCAGCAAGCTGGAGCTACACGGTGACCAAGGGAAAAGAGAGCATCGCCATTACATGGAGAAACTCCAACATCGTGGACGGTGTGCCCATTGCGGTGATCCTGCAATACGGACACGGCACACGAAACGGAGGATACGTAGAGGGCGTGGATTATATCAACCCTGCGATGCGGCCCATTTTTGAGCGGATCGCAGCACGGGCATGGGGCGAGGTGAGGATAGAATGAGCCAGGAAGTAGACAGTCGCGTTGTTGAAATGCGGTTTGACAACGCAAATTTTGAGAAAAATACCAAACAGACCATCTCGACCATTGACCGGCTGATGGAGAAGCTCCAGTTCAAGGGAGCGGAAAAGGGCTTTGAGAAGCTGGACGCAGCCGCGGAGAACGTGGACTTTGCCACCATGCAGACGAGCCTTGACCGGCTGGAATCCAAGTTCTCGAACCTGAACATCGTGGCCACCACGGCGCTGGTGAATATCACCAACAAATTTGTGGACGCGGGCGAGAAGCTGGTCAAGAGCCTGTCCATCGATCAGGTGGCCAGCGGCTGGGACAAGTACACCGAAAAGACCTCCAACGTTCAGACCATCATGAACGCCACGGGCAAGAGCATCGATCAGGTGAACGGTTACCTGAACAAGCTGATGTGGTACTCCGACGAGACCAGTTTCAGCTTCAACGAGATGACCAGTGCGCTGAGTTCGATGACTGCCACGGGCGGTGACATCGAGAAGCTGCTTCCCATGATCATGGGTATCGCAAACTCGGTTGCGGATGCTGGACAGAGCGGCGAGGCATTTGTACATACCATCCGGAATCTGACCCAGAGTTATAGCACAGGCTTCCTGAATCTCCAGGACTGGAACAGCCTTGCCATTGCAAAGACCAACAGCAAAGCCCTGATTGAAAACCTGATCGAGGCAGGCAAGGAACTTGGCACACTGGACGCACAGGGCAGGACCTCAGCGGGAACACTGGTGGATACGGGCACGTTCCGCAACACGCTTTCCGAAAAGTGGGCGACTAAGGCCGTTATGGAAAAGGCCTTCAACAAGTACGCTCAGATGACGCTGGACGTTTATGACCTCACACAGGAAAAAGGAATCACTGCATCCGAAGCTATCGATGAGCTTTCCGGGGCATATGACAACATCGCAGAGCGATCCTTTAAGGCTGCTCAGCAGGCAAAGAGCTTCAACGAAGCCATTGATGCGACGAAGGATGCGGTCGGCTCCTCCTGGATGAAAGTCTTCGAGACCTTCTTTGGCAACAAGGAAGAGGCCACCGAGACCTGGACGGAACTGGCCAACCGGCTGTACGACATTTTCGTGCCCAGCATCGACGGGCTGAACGAACGGCTGAAGGACGGACTGAACAGCGGATGGGCACAGCTGCAAGGCAGGCTGGGGGATCAGGCGGATGCCTACAGCTACACCCTCCAGCAGGTGGCACTGGCCAGCGGTGCTGTTACCGAGGACCAGATCACCGAAGCGGGCAGTTTTACCAAGGCATTGCAGCAGAACGGCGTAAGTGCCCAGCTGCTGAAAGCAAGCCTTGACGAAGCACAGACCAGTGCCGAAAAGCTGCTGACCCTGAGCGACAAGGAGATGGCCGCAAAGCACTATGACCGGGAGACCATCCAGCGGGATGCGGAAGCCTTTGCAAAGCTGAATGCCGAGATTCAAAATGGAACCCTGGATCTGGACGAGTACGCCCAGAAGATCGGCGAGCTTTCCGGCAGAGAGCACCTGATGCAGAGCTTCTGGAACATCATGGATGCCATTGGCAAAGTGGCGACCCCTGTGAAGGAGGCGTTCAGCGAGATCTTTCCGCCCGCAGACGGAGAGCGCATTTACAGCTTTGCCGAACGGCTCGACCTGATGACCCAGAAGCTCATCATCACCGACCAGACAGCAGAGAAGATCAAGAAGACCTTCAAGGGCCTGTTCACGGTGCTGAAAGGCGTTACCACGATCCTGAGCAAGATCGGCGCTGTGGCCAAGGAAGCATTTTCGCTGCTGGCGAACGCTGCGAAGCCTGTGGCACAGGTGATGCTGAGCGTGGGAGCCGGGCTGGGGGATTTCCTTGAGACGATCTACGAAGTTGCCACCGGAAGCGGCACCCTGCGGGAGAAGCTGGGCGGCATCAAAACGGCACTGACCAAGCTCCTGAGCCCCGTGGATGCACTGGGCAGCATGCTGAAAAACACGAAGATCGCGCAGTACATCGACACCTTCCTGGAAAAGGGAGAGAAGAGCACCGGCTTACTGGGCACCTTGTACTCCGTGGGCAGGCGGGCCTTTGACGGATTGAGCGCCGTGATCCGGACCGCAGCAAGCGGAGGCATTGGCATCCTGGGTACGCTGGAGATGGCGATCTCGACCCTGCTCTCCAAACTGGGCGGCCTTGGTGAGACCGCGGTGCAGGTGCTGGGGCTGACAAAGCCGAATCTGGAAGACTTCCAGCAGAACCTCATCGACATGCCGAAGAACCTGAGCAAATCCATGAGCGAGTTTGCTTCCAGCTTCCAGCGCAGCATGAACAAGATCAACGGCTCGGTGGGGGATGCCTTTGCCCCGGTGAAACAGTTCTTTACCGCTGTGAAAGAGGGCTTTGATGCCATCAGCGGGACGGACGTTTACCGGTTTATGAGCCTGATCGACGTGGGCCTGCTGGCATTCAGCATCGGGCAAATTGCAAAAGCCACCAAGAGCCTGAAAACAATGCTGGAGACCCCGCTGACCGGAATGCTCAACTCCATCTCCGGCACCTTCAAGCAGCTGACCAGCGCGATTAAGACCTGGCAGAAGAACGAGAGCACCAAGCCCCTGACCGGCATGGCCACCGCGATCCTGATCCTGGCCGGTGCCATGTACGTGATGAGCCGGATCGATCCCGACCGGTTCACGGAGATCGCCATTACAGTCTTTGGCTTCGTTACCCTGCTGACGGTCTCGGCAAAGCTGCTGGAGCCTACCACCAAGCGGTTCACGAAAGCATTTGACAGCCTGAAAGCCAGCGCCCTGAACGCGGCGACCCTGTGGGGCACTGCTGCGGCGCTGATCGGACTGGGCATTGCCATTGGTTCCATTACCAAGGGACTTTCCCGGATCATGGAGGTCATGCAGAAAGGCCACATTGCAGCAAATGTCTCAGCGCTGGTCGTTGTGACCGCGTCCATCGTTGCCATGATGCTGGCGATGCGTCAGCTCTCTCTGGCGCTGGTGGTGGGCGAGAAGGCCATGAACCACAAAGTGATCCTTTCGACGGCGGTGGAGCTGGTGGCGCTGAGCGGTGCCATCAAGGTGCTTTCCACCGCCATGAAGCCCCTGAGCGAGATCAAGTTCACCAGCCTGGTAAAAGCCGGTATGGCAGTGGCTTCGCTGGGCGGACTGCTGATCACCATGGCCACGGCTCTGGCTGCGGTGAACAAGATGATCGGCCCGACCGGATTTCAAAATGGAGCCGCGATCGCAGCCATGGCCGGCGGCATCTGGATCGCAGCACAGGCAGCGAGCAGTCTGGCGAACATTCAGTTTGTCCGGCTTGATGCGGCCATGACCAGCATCAAGACCCTGATGCTCCTGATGACCACCATGTCGGCCTTTTCGTCCAAGACGAAGTTCGGCTCCGGTGCGGCCATCCTGGTGATGTCTACCTCCCTTGTTGTACTGGCAGGAGCCGTAGGGCTGTTTGCCGTGATGGGAGATGCGGCCATCGATGGTCTGATCAAGGTTGCGGCTGGATTGACGGCGCTGAGTGTAGCATCCCAGATGTCCGGGGTAGACGGTGCAGCTTCGATTCTGACCATGTCCAGTGCAATGCTGGTACTGGCAGGAGCTGTGGCGATCTATGCGCGGCTGGGCGATGCTGCATTGGGTGCAATGGTCAAGTGCGGAGTAGCTCTTGCGGGAATGGGAGTGGCTGTGTTCGCACTCTCCAAGCTGCAAGGCGATGCTTTACAGGCCGCCTGGGTCATCAGTACCCTTTCCGGCGGCATGATCAAACTGGCTGCGGCCTGCGCCATTTTTAACTTTGTCAAGTGGGGATCCCTTCTCTCCGCAGGAGTTGCACTGGGCGGGCTGATCGCAGTTCTGCTGGGTGCCGGTGCGCTGAACAGTGTGTTCCCGATGCTCTCGGCCGGGCTGACCGTGCTGGGAACGGCATTTGACAAGTTTGCATCCGGTGCGCTGAAGCTGACGGGCGCGATGGCCATCATCGGCGTGCTTTCCATGTTTGCAGGCCCCATCTGCACCGCCATCATCAACGCTGCACCGGACATTCAGGACGCATTGATCGCAGTGGTGAAGGTGCTCTGCAATACGATCATCGAGTGTGCGGAACCGCTGACCAATGCCCTGATCGGCCTGATCGAGATCCTGTGCAACACCCTGATCTCCACTGCGCCCCAGATCGCACAGGCGTGCAGAGTAGTAATCGAATCTGTTGCATCCGAGGTGTGGCAGGCAATCAAAGATCTGTTCCGGCCGCTTGGCACTGGAGACTGGTGGATGCAGATGTTCAATGATGACCGCCCAATCGGTGCATTTGTCAACTGGGTCAAGGAAATCTTTAAGGGAGCGGAAGAGCAGGTCGATACGAGCGGCTTTGAGGATGCCGGGAAAAATATCTCCGAAGGTCTTGCTGAAGGAGAACTCAAAGGGAAAGATCAAGTTGAAAAAGCCTCAGAAGAAGTAGCACAAGCGGCTGTCGAGACAACGAAGGATACTGTCAAAACTCATTCGCCTTCCCTTGTAATGGAAGAGATCGGCCGTTATATCACAGAGGGTCTGGCATTGGGCATTGCAGACCCCAGTGCACTGGCGCAGGCCAAAGCCAACATGCTGCACGCGGCGACCTCCATCCGGAATGTCTTCACCACCTTCTGGGGCATCCATTCGCCCAGTGACGTTGCAGCCAGCGACGCAGAGAACATCCTTGAGGGTGCGATCCTGGGCATTGGCGACAAGACGAAACAGGACGAGCTGCGGAACAGCGCTTACAATGCGGCCCTTGCAGTAAAAGACGGTATGACCACCGCTCTGGATGAGGCAACCATTGCCGTGCAGAACAGCATGGTTGGGCTGTACAACGCCATGAAGATGGATTCGCTCCATTTGGGCAACCCCATTTATCAAAATGGACTGAAGGGCGCACAGAATGCAGCAAAGCAGGCGGTGCAGGATAATGTACCGATCCCCTCCAACAGCGGCATCAAGAAGCCCGGCAGCAAGACCCCCTCCACCGTGGAGGAGATCAAGAACGCCGTGGCGAATACCACAGGCAAGCTGAACCCCTTTGGCGTGCTGACCGACTACTACCAGAACGCCGTGGATGATGCACTGGATGGAGTGGGCGGTGGCACCACCAAGTCCAAAGCCTCCAAGACCGGCAAGTCACTGGCAGACACACTGGCAAGTGCATTCTCCGACCAGCTGAAGGCCAACAAGACAGAGATGTCCAACGCCACCGGCGAATACGCGCTGTGGGAAGTGACAGGCGGCGACACGGCCACGGTGGAAGAGCTCATCACCAAGAAGACCGAGAGCCTGACAAGGGAGATCGAGCTCCAGACCAAACGGGTGGCCATTGCGAAAGAGCAGTACGACACCCTGCTGGCCAAGGTGGGCGCAAACAACAGCAAGACGAAGGACGCTTACGGTACCCTGCTGAGCGAACAGAAGACCCTTGCGGAGCTTCAGAGAAGCAAGCAGGACAGCATCCTGAAGGTCATTCAGGAGCGGTACGAGACCGATGCCAAGACCGCGGAGGACGAATACGAGCTTTGGAGCGCCCTGTACGAGGACAGCGCCGAGGTGACCGAGAAGTCCAACAAGAAGATCGACTACATCAACCGGAAGATCAAGAACCAGGCGGAGATCCTGCTGGCCACCGAGAAGGACTACATCGCCATCAAAAACGAGTTCGGTGAGGCAAGCCAGAAGACCCAGGCGGCCTACCAGCAGTATCTGGAGGCACAGACCGAACAGCAGAAGCTCATCAACGAGCTGAATCAGGCCCAGCTGGATGCCTATGACAGCAAGGTCTCCTACCTGGAAAAGCAGGAGAAGCTTGTGACCAACCGGCAGAACATGCTGGCCAAGCTCTACGGTGCAGACCTCACAGTGGATGCCCGGCCCATGGGCTGCAGCCACAACCTGTGTGTTAGTGTTACCGGTATCAAGGATCAGTTTGCGCTGGAAGGGGAGACCCTTACAAGGGAATATGCATCCATTGCACTGGGTGCGGCCTTTCACCCGTATTTTGTGGGCGGCACTTTTGATCCGGAAGCCGTGGGCATTGAAAAGCAGATGCTGAAAAAGGCGCTGGAAGATGAAATCAACGATAAGCGCCTTTACTGCCTGCATCAGGCCAACCGGGAATTCTTTGGCGACAGCCCGGCGGGTGTGCGGCAGGAGGGCTATCTGGAAGAGGTGGAAGGCCTGACACCGGAACAGCTTACCGCAGCCTATTACGAGATGCTGCGCACCGCCAACATTGAACTGCTTGTGCTGGGCTGCACGGCAGAGCAGACCGCTGCGGTAAAGGATGCACTGCTGGCAGAGCTTGCGGCAATTGACCGCGCACCGCTGCCGCTGGCGGAAAACATTGCCATGCCCCGCCGGGAGCCGGTGCACAAAACCGAAACCTATGATATGGTGCAGGCGAAGCTCTGTATGCTGTTCACGCTGGGCGAACCCATGCGCACCGAACAGCTGGCTGCTGTGCGCCTTGCCATGGCGCTGTACGGCGGTAGTGTGACCAGCCGCCTGTTCCTGAATGTGCGCGAGCGTGACCACCTGTGCTACTACTGCTCGTCCTCGTTCCAGAGCTTTACCGGAAGCATGGCTGTGAACAGCGGCGTGGAGCACGCCGACGCAGCCCGGGCAGAGCGGGCCATCTTGAAGGAACTGGCCGACCTGTGCGATGGCCCCATCACCGACGATGAATTTGAGGACTGCCGTCGGGGTCTGCTGAGCGGGATGCAGGGGGTAGAGGATACCTTGGGCGGCATCGAGACATGGTATTACATTGAAGTGCTGCGCGGCTGCGACCCGGCCAAAGTGCAGACACCCGCCGAAGCCCGCGCCGCTCTGCAGGCCGTGACCAAGGACGACGTGCGCGCCATTCTGCGCAAACTGACCCTCTCGGTCAGCTATCTGCTCACAAAGGAGGTGGCTGCTCATGCCGCAGAATAACCAGACCCTGCTGGAAAAGACCGTGGCTGACCAGTGGCAGACCCTGCCCTCCGGACTGACCGTTATCGTGCGGCCCATGCCGGGTTATTCCAGCACCCATGTCATTTTTGCTACCCGCTTTGGCTCTATTGACCGGGATTTCCGGCTGGACGGCAAAGAGGTGCATCTGCCTGCAGGCGTGGCACACTTCCTCGAGCACAAGATGTTTGAAGATCAGGACGGCGATGCCTTTGCAAAGTATGCCAAGACCGGTGCCAATGCCAACGCATTTACCAGCTTTGACCGCACCTGCTACCTGTTCACTGCGACCCAGCAGCTGGACGAAAGCTTGGATGTGCTGCTGGGCATGGTGACTCATCCGTACTTTACCGAGCAGACCATCGCCAAGGAGCAGGGCATCATCGGACAGGAGATCAAAATGTACGATGACAGCCCGGACTGGCGGCTCATCACCGGCCTGTTCGAGTGCTTGTACCACGAGCATCCCATCCGCAGCGATATCGCGGGCACGGTGGAGAGCGGAAGCGTGGCAAACGTCACCACGTCGCTCTCCTATCCCGTCAAGGAGATCTTTGTGCAGGTGGGCGACACGGTAAGCGAGGGCGACGTCATCTGCACGCTGGATTCCTCCGACCTGGAGGAACAGCTTGCCAAATGGCAGGAGGCGCTGGCCGAAAGCAGGGAAACGGCGCAGAAAAATTACGATAAGGCCGTGGAAAGCTACAACAGCGCGGCGGCGAAGCAGACCGAGGCGTACAACGCCTACGCCAGTGCGGCTTCGGCGCTGGAAACGGCGCGCAACACCGAATATCTGAACGCGGCCAATTCCGTTTCGTCGTATCAGAGCGCCTACGACGCGGCTCTGACGGCGGAGCAGGAGG